ACGAAAGAGGCCTTAGATATGTTTATCTTAATGGCTAATAAGTTCAGCACTAAATTTAAATATGTTTATCCAGAAGATAAAGAGGATTGTATTTCTTTTGCCGTTATGGATTGTTATATGTATTGGAGGGGGTATAATCCAGATAAAAGTGCTAATGCTTTTGCTTATGTTACCCAAATAATCAAAAATGGTTTTGCTAAAGGATGGAGAAAGCTTTACGGTAATATGCCTAAAAGTAAAAAAGTTTCCGTTTCTCAAAATAAAATTTATTCATTATAATGGCATTAAATGAATCATATAAAAGATGGCACACACCTAAAAGAAATAATTTCAATGAAGATGGAAACCTCAAAAGGGGGGAAAGCTATCAGGGTTACTATAAAATAACTAATAGGGACAAATATGTCGGAAACCCGGACCTTATTATTTTTCGTAGTTCCTGGGAATTTTCTTTTTGCAAATGGTGTGATTATTCTCCCTCTATTATTAGATGGGGATCGGAACCTGTAAGAATACCATATTATGATAAAGTTTCGAAATTAGCTAAATGTAAAGAATTGGGAATTGATCCAAATAATCCTAAAAACTGGGTCACTAAATTTTATACAACAGACTTTTGGATCCAGGTAAAAAAAGCAGATGGATCTATTGAGAAATGGTTTGTAGAAATTAAGCCAGGCGGGAAATTGCATAAACCTGTTCCCCCAGATAGAAATGCTCCTTTGGCTCAGATAAAAAGATATAATAGATTGGTGAGAGAATATCTCGTAAATGAAGAAAAATTCAAAGCTATCGAAGAATGGGCAAATAAAAATGGAACTAAATTTTACATTTTTACCGAGGCTGAACTATTGCATTTTGGAATTATAGGGGGTAGATTTGATATTAAAAAGGAAGATTTAATCTATGCTTCATCCGCGGGACGAAAATAAGGTCTTAAAAAATGTTAATAATATTGACGAACAAGCTTATTTTACCTTGTTCGAAAAATATATTATTATGAATCTTAAAGGCGAGAAAAAATTAATAGAAATAGATTCCACCGACCAGGAATCTGTTATTGCTACACGAAATGGAGGCTATCCAGTTCCGGGATTTATTTATACCTTTATCTACAGAGGACCAGATGCTATTGTTCAGTTAAAATCTGGTCAAGTAAAATATACAGATTTAGTTCCTCTTGTATTTTGCATGAATATCGATAGAGGAAGTTTTACAGGGATAAATTTAAATACCCTTCCCCCAGATGCAAGATTATCTTTCCTAGGGTCATTTTACGATACATTCTATGATTTTTTCAAAAATGTAGAGAATCTTACAGAAAATAACAAAGAAGCTTTTAATAAAAGATTTATCTCTCTTATTAAATCAGGGGGAGGACAATCTCTTTTAAAAGTTTTTAATAGGGAAAATGGAGCAAATTATAATTTTGGTTACAGAAAATATTTAATCGAAAAAGTCGATAGATTTAGAATGGTTGAATACAGCGAATGGAAATTTATTCCTTTTTATGAGCCTAAGGATGCTTTTAGAAAGCTTAATCAAGCAGATTTATATAAATTATACAATCAATCTAAATAAACGGATAAATAAATAAAGAAATAACTGAATAGCATATTATGGCTAAAAAATTAAATGAAGCCGGTTTTACGATGAGATCTTTGGACGGAAGACGTCTGGGCTTTGTCAAAAATATCCAAAAAAATATACGTAATCTCTCCTCTCTTGGAATGAGATGGGATGAAAAGGTTATTAAGCAATCAAAATCCATAGGTATTGCCGAGAGCCAGCTTGATTCCATGTATGGCCTATATTATCAGGGAAATTATGCAGGTACAGATTATGGACAAAAAGAATTTATTGCTTATTTTGATAAAGAATATCCTACAAGAAGAGATTTTCTTAGAAAATTTGCAATGAATGGAGAAATAGAAAACATTCTTGAAATTATCGCGGATGAATCAGTTATCTATGACGATAATAATTATTTTGCATATCCTAACACTGCTAATCTAAAGGGGGTTCTAAAACAAGATAAAGCTAAAGAAATCGTTGATGATTTAAATGAAGCTTTCAGAAAAATTTATTATGCTTTTAAATTTAACCAATCTCATGATGCTTGGCATTATTTTAAAAAATTCTTAATTGACGGATTTCTTTCCTTCGAAATTATTTATGATGGGGAGGGAGATAATGATGCTAAAAATATTATCGCTCTCAAAGAAGTAGATCCAATATCTCTAGAACCAGAAGTTCGTATTGGAGAAGACGGTCACGAATATCGTGTCTGGATCCAGTATCGAGGGGATTCAAGAAAGCAAAGGGAATTACTTGATGGTAACTTAATTTACATATCCTGGGCCAGAGGAAACTTCATTTCCAGATTATCATACGTTGAAAGATTAGTTCGTTCATTTAATATGATGAGAACTCTTGAAAATTCACGTATTATTTGGAACGTTTGGAATGCCCAAATGAGGGTTAAAATATTAGTTCCTATAGGAACTCAGTCGGATGCTAAAGCTCGTACGAGACTTTCTGAATTGAGGGGTATGTATAAAGAGGAACTTAATATAGACGATCATTCCGGGGAAGTAACTTATAATGGAAGCCCGCAATTTAATTTTGCAAAAACTTTTGTTGTTCCAACAAGAGATGGACAGCAAACCGAAATTGATGGGTTTCAACCTCAAGGATATAACTTAGGAGATACAGATGCTCTAAGATATTTCTTGCAGAGGTTCCTTATAGAAACTAAGGTTCCTTCATCTCGTTTTTCCAATGACCCAACTCAGGGGCCTCAAGGACAGTGGGGAGCTGGTGCAGAAGGTATTGCTAGGGAGGAATTAAGATTTAGTAACTTTATCACCAGAATTCGTTCTATTTTTCAGGAGATCTTATTAAAACCCCTATGGATCCAGTTTATTTTACAGCATCCCGAATTTAGGGATGATGAAATTCTCAAAGCATCTATTGGTCTTGAATTCATCGAAGAAAACTTCTTTAAGATGATGAAGGAAAGAGATATTGCGGAAAAAGGTGCCAATACAGTTAATGCTTTGATGGGTATTAAAGAACCTACCGTTAATCCAGACGGAAGTCCTGGAGAGAAAAATTTCTTTGATCCAAAATTCCTTGTTGAAAAATATATGGAATTCTCTGAAGCAGATATGAAATTGAATGCTAAATATAAGAAAGAACGAGATGAAGAAATTAAGAAGCTTGCTCGTGCTTATGCAAGAATAGCTGCTGCAAGTGGCGGAGGAGCTGCTGGCGCAGGTGGAGGAGGTGGCGAAGCCGGAGGATTATTTGGAGGCGGTGGCGAAGCTGGAGGAGGATTATTCGGTGGTGGCGGTGAACTTGGCGGTGGAGAGCTCGGGGGCGGTGAACTTGGCGGCGGTGAACTTGGCGGCGGGGAAGTTGGAACTGAAGCCCCGGAAGCTGGAGGCGAAGAGCTAGGATTATAAATTTTTAAAAACTATAAATATGGAAACATTTTTAGAATTAACTAAGTTATTATGGCCTGTCGGAGTAATTATACTTGCGGGGGTTATTTTTTTAATTGTCACAAGAGATAAGAAACCAAAATAAAAATAAAATTATGAAAGAATTCTTCAAAAAACTTTGGGAAAAAGTTAAAGCGTGGGCTGTCTTAACAGCATGGCCTTGGTTAAAAAAAGAATGGATGCAGATTATAAACCTTCTTGTTCTTTTTATTGTCTATGGAAATACCGATTCTCTTCCAGGAGTTCAGACTGTAGCTGGATTATGGATATTCATACTCCTTGTATATTATATCTTCTGGAAATTCTTTGGAGCAGAAAAAGCTTTTAAGAAAAAACCTAAAACCCCAGCAAAATAATTAAATTAAATTCCCGAATAGATAAACTATACGGGAATTTTTGTTTATGATAGTACGTGAAAGCATAAATTTTGAAAGGGATATTGATCCTAATAAATCCATGGAAATTGGGGTCCAAATATTTTAGAATAGTATGAGAGCACAATTTGTAAGGGGCCAGAATCCCAAAAAAACAATGGGTATCGGATTATTAGCTCAAAAGGAAAGACTAATAAAAATGCTACCAGAAATTGTGGGAAATACCATGGCATTACACAAACAAGATATAAATGCTTTAAAAAAGTCTATAAGAAATAAAAAAACTATAGTTTCTTTTAATAATGGAAAATTAAAAGTAATTAATCCAGATCTTTCAATATTTTTCTTTACCAGTTTAAAAAGTTATCTAAATTTTTGGGCTACGGACCAAGTTCAAAATTATAGAAAAACACCAGATGGCGCCGAATATGATTTAATTACAAATGAATCTCAAAATTTTGAGAGAGGATTAGATCCTAGGCAAGCTATGGAAATAGGTCTAAAAACATGGGATAAAATTTCTCCTGGATATATTCTTAAACCCAAAAAAGAGGTTTATGTTAGTAATAAGGGAAATTTTGCAGCAGAATATGGCAGTGCTGATACTATATGGCAAGATATGTATATTTTAATTCTTTTAGTACAAAAAATATGGGATAAAGAATTACACAAAGAAATAATTTACACAAATTATACAAAATGCTGGACATTGCCCGAAGCTATTGAAAAAAGTAAAGGGGATCTAGATAAACTTGGTGCTAGAAGAATGTTCGGAACCCAAAAGCAATTTGAAAATAGATTTGAAATTATTCAGAGAAAAGATGAAAGCAAAAATAGTTAAAAACAATTGGAAGTTCTTCAGAAAATAAAAGAAGCTTTAACAGAACTTTAACGGCATTTTAGGTATATAATCTTTTTCTTTTTCGTATATTTGTCTTCTAAAACTATTAACTATGCTACTACTTGCTGAAATTATTCTTACCATTTTTGCCTGGAGAAAAGGTTATAAATGGCTATCTCTTCTTCCTGTTGGTGTAGGACTTATAACAGGATTTATACTTGGAGCAGGAATTGCAGCATCCGGGGGGATGTTGTTACTGCAAGAGGTCTTTCCATATTCATTGATCTTTTAGTAATAGTTGCCCTTGTCGGCATGCTTCTTGCTAAAAAACAGACGAAAGACCTGGAAAAAACAGATTTGACTGAAAATAAATAAAATACTGAGAACTGCTGAAAAGCTAGTTATAGAGTAGGTATGTAAGACGCGGGTTCGAATCCCGCCACCTCCACAGTCGACGGGCCAGAAATGGAAAAACACGTCACTACTTTAGTTTCCGATTTTCAACTCTAAAAATCGGTGGTGGAATCCTGACCTCCGTCCAGTTTCTGGAATTACCGGTCAGCCCCGTTCTCTACCTTTGGTAGGGAACCTTCAAAGGCTTTGGTGATTGAGCCCGCTAATCAATCATCTATTTGGGGGTGACTTGGCTTTGATTGCATACTAAGGGTAATGATGAACGTCTCAGAACGCGAATAAACGGCGCACAGTTTGAAATGAAAATGGCTGCTTAAGAAGCACCCATTTACAGGAGACTTGCCGGCAGCCTTAGTGCCGGCTTTTTTATTATGAAAAAATTTAATTATTTTTATAAAACTACAAACATCATAAATGAAAAATTTTATTATGGTGTTCATTCTTCTGACAAAGATAACGATAATTATCTAGGATCAGGAAAATTATTATTAAAGGCTATCAAAAAATATGGCCGTGAAAATTTTAAAAGAGAAATCATCCAATTTTTTGATTCTTTTGACGATGCCTTATCTCTGCTCAATATAGATATGTATATCTTATTGAATATGAACTAATTATATTTTATTATTCCTAATTTTTAACCCTCTAAATTATTTGGAGGGTTTTTTGTAATCGTTAAAAAACGTCAACAATGTATTTCATAAGGAAATTATTCGTATATTTGTGATATAATTAAAACTTAAATAAATGAAGGATTTTTTTGAAAAATATGAAGAATTATTAAATAATTTTCTTCATTGGATTGACAACCATGTAGGCAGATAACACAAAAAAGAAGCCTCGGGTA